ACCTTTGCCTGTGCCACGCATGAAGCGATACGAGAGATCAACTGCACGACCTGTCGCATGAACACTCAGCGACTGTTTGCCACGCATGTTGCGCACCACATAGTCGCCGTTGTTCCACAGCGCACCAGCACTGCGTGTCTCGATCTCATTGATGAACGCTGTCATTCCAGCCCTGCGACCCTTAGCCGCACCGTCTCTCGTGCCTGTGTAGCGGCGAGCCTTCACGATCTGCGTGTGCGCTTCTTCTTCGACCCACGCCCGAACGCAGCATCATTCGGATTCGCCCACCTGAGCAGCGGCGGTATCGCTGCTGCGAGCGCAGCCTTCAGTAGATCATCTGGGTTGTAGTTGCCTGTCGATGCGACTGCGAGCACCGCAGCGAGCACAGATCGACCGTATGAGAGCAGTGCTTGTTTCTGCTGATCACTCAGTTTCATCTGGTGTCTCGCTTTCTGGTGTTATGAACTCGTCTAGTTCAGCGTCGTAGCGGTCACCGATACCAGCGTACTGACCTCTGAATGGTGTGCCGCCTGTGCGATGTTTGCTTCCTAGATACTGAACGCTGATGACTTCGCCTGTTTCATCGTCAAGCGTGTAGGTGTAGTCACGGTAGGTGTTGTACGAAGTGCGCTTACAAACCTGACCTGTGACGAACTCGTAGTGTGCTTCCCAGTCGGTTACGCCGCCGACCACTTCATCTTCGTCACGACCAACGATGACCTGTGTCACGATGTTGTTTGCGTCAAGAAATGCGTAATGTGCCATAGTCAAATCCTTTCTCGGACTGCGACAGTTGAGCGAACTTCGTGCATACCGATAAGTCCGTACACGAAATCATCTTCTGGCGACTCAACACTAATGTCGTCTAGGTCGTGTCTGAACCGTTCACGACCAATGAAGTCGTAGATTCGGTCAAGCACCGATTCAGTCTGATTCACCAACTCGTCGTAAGCAACGAACAAGAACTCGCCACCATTGACTTGTCTTGCCCACTCAACCCCACGCAACGAGCGCATCAACGGCTCGCTGTCCTCACGCATCAAAGTCGCCGCATCAAACGATCTGCTATTGCGCTCGTACAGTTTCGCAAACGAGTCCACTATGTCGGCTATGGGGCGAGTCAGCACAATGGTCTTTGGCGTGTCAGTCACATAGCGGCGCAACAAATCTTGATTCGCTGGCAAAGTCCACGAACGACACTTATCAACTACGACAGGTCGTTTCGTGTTCCGATAGTAAATGTGTGGAACTTGACTCAGCAAGTCGTAAGCAGTGCTATGACGGTGATTCGCCGCCAACTGCTCACTTGCTGAACCTTCGCACGACTGCGACAAATCCCACATCAGTTGGCACACTGCGCTGTTGCCTTCGGCATGAATCATCGGATTCTGATGCAGTATCGCAGAGAGAAGCGTTGAACCCGAGCGTGGCAGACCAGACAAACAGACAAACTGTCGCATCAGACTGTTATCGTTCCTGTGCCTGCGGTGAATGAGTACAAGCGGTAAGTCACGCCGCCTGATGAATAAGTTGATGTTGTGTAGGTCAAACCCACGCCGACAGATGCCAATGAGCCGAAAGTGTCTGGATACCTGAACAGAACGATTCCACTACCACCAGTACTGCCAGGTGAGCCATTACCTCTTCCAGCACCGCCGCCGCCTGTGTTCGTACCACCGTTACCGTTGTTGGCGTTGCCACCGCCGCCAGCACCACCCAAGCCGCCTGTACCTGAGTAAGTTCCGCCGCCACCACCACCAGCACGAGTCACAGAAGAACCCGTGATAGACGATGCGACACCGACACCACCAGCACCACCAGCACTTGTTGATGTTGCTGGTGAACCGCCAACGGCGCCAGCACCACCGCCACCACCAGCAGGGAAAGTGCCACCAGTGTTCGCTGTGCCACCTGCGTAGCCCTGCCCAGATGTACCTGCGCCACCTGCCGACCCGTTAGTTGCGCCACCACCGCCCGAACCACCAGAAGCACCCGCAGTAGTACCTGTTGTGCCACCGCCACGACCACCACCGTTTGACAGAACAGAACCGAATAGCGAGTTACTTCCATTAGTAGCAGTTGCGCCACCAGCACCAACGGTGACAACCACAGCATCGCCTTTACGGAATGTCAGAACTGCTTCAGCAGAAGCACCACCACCAGAGTTCTCACCAATCATTGACGAACGATAACCACCAGCACCGCCACCACCAGACGAAGCACTCGAACCGTTGCCGCCACCACCACCAGCAACCACGACATACTCAACATCAACACCTGGGGCAATCGCCGCACGCTTTGTCCACCCTGATACTGATGTGCCTGAGCGCGTACGCTCACCGAAACGCATCGCTACCCCTTACGCCGTGATGCGGTTCACATAGCCGCCGATCATCACGACATTCGCAGAAGCGCAGAATGCACGCACGACCAGCGGTGTTGCGTTGCCTTTGATGACGAGACCAGCGACGACGAGAAGCAGACCAGACTCTGCGGTGATCGTCTGCTCGATGAGATCATCAGGCGATGATGTGCCACCCCATTCGATCGTCAGTTTGCGGTCAGTCGTGTCACTGTTCACCGCATAGAGCCACACTTCGTCGTATGTCGTCGCAGTCGCAGACCCTGTATGAATCGTCGTGCCAGCAGTCGCAGTCGCAGCGACCTTGATAAGTCGCCCGTCTGTCGAACCGCTGAGCGTGATCTTGCTGAATGTTGCCATGTGTATCCTTCCTAACTGAACACTGATGCTGCGAGAATGAACTGATCATCATCTGCTTCATCGACACCGACATTGACCCATACCGAACCGCTGTACGACATCACTTTGTTCGTATCAAGTAGATAGCAGCATTCGCCTTCTTCGAGCGTCGGTTCGCCAGCACCACCATAGGCTGCATCACGAGTCGCAGCATCAGCAAACACTTTGATGCCACGCATCAGATACTGATTCACATCTGCGGCTGTGACGACATCGCCACTCGCCCACAGTTTCGTGCCTGTAATCGCCATAAGTGACCGTCAGGCTAGCAGGTCAAGTCACAGCGTTGTTGTCATCAAGTACCCCCAGCACAGGGTCATTCAGCGTGAAAGGCTCAACGAGATCAGCGACATAGAGACCGAAAGTGACGATGTGCCTGTCTGGTCTGATTTGATGCGTGATGCGTTCGATCGCATAGTCATCGCTGACGCTTGCTGGTGTACCTGTCGGGAATGTGCGAGTGACAGTGATGACGCTGCCCATTTCGAGACCCATGACGAGCGTTCGATCTGCATCGCTAAGTGCAGATGCGAGCACTTGCAGATCGTCGAAACGGTATTCAGGCTGCTTGTAGAGAGACAGCAGTTTGTTTGCGAGTGTCTGTGCGGCAGTGTCTGAACTGAGCAGCAGATCAGTCAAAGCGAGTGTGCTGACACCGAACTCTGTTTGACTTGCTGTGTCGTTTGCTGTCTGAGTAGTGCCTACTTCGGTTGTTGTTTGCACACGGTTGTAGAGAAATTCTTGACCGTAGATAGTTGCGAGTCTTTGATAGGGAATGTTCGTGCCTGTGTCTGAGAAAGTGGCGACAGGTGATGCGAATGTGCTTGTGACACGATCGCTGAATCGCAGCACACCGTCAGCACGAACGAAGAACAAGCCTTGTTCTGCTTCGGCTACTCGCTGCAAATAGGCTGCTGCGTTCGTGTTCGATGAAATCTGATACGCACCTAGCGTTGAGATACCTGTATCAATGCTGCGTGTTGTCGAAGGATAGTTCACTTCAGGCAGATCAAGAATCGCCGAAACTCGTGAACCTGACAGTTCTGCTGACGGTGTGATGTCAGCACCTGTGTACGCATTCGCAAGCAAAGTGAAGTCATCTGTTGCAATGATCGTGCAAGTGCTGAGATCGAAATCGTATTCGATGTCAATGTCCATGATGCGACCTGTGAACAGTGCTGTGCTGCCACTACGAATCTCGACTCGTCTGCGTGGTGTCACACCGCTACTGTTCGTGAGTGGATTCCAGTACGGTGAACTCTCATTGATCGGGTCGAAGCGTCGATCGTTATTGTTGAGCACGATCGTGCAAGTGCCTGCACGAAACGAAGAGAACTGATCTGAACGACCCCTATTGATCGTCAGACTTTGCACATACGGTGCGATGTCGAGACCTTCGAGTGTTCCGTCGAGCACATCGTCGCCGTTGAGTTGGCTGCTGTTCAGCGTGAACTCACGCACAGTGAAACCGAGCGCAGCGATGACGCTGATCTGTTCACCGAATACAAGCGTTGTCG